AATTCGTGTAGACTGTCAAGTCTTAGACAAAACAACAGGAGAAGTAAATGACTGAAATCACCGTCCCAATGGACAAGCTAGCTCGGATTTATCGTAAGATAAAAACCGAAATCGACGCGCTAACGCAGGAGTACGACAACAAGTTGGAAACTTTGAAAGCACAACAAGACGAACTCAAGTTCGCCATGAAAGATCAGATGCAGGCGCTTGGCGTCAAGTCTGTTAACACCGCCTTTGGAACCGTGTCAATGATCCACAAGACACGCTACTCCACACAGGACTGGGACTCGTTCAAGAAATTTATTGTTGAACACGATGTCGTAGACCTGTTGGAAAAGCGTATCGCGCAGACCAACATGGCTCGGTTTCTGGAGGAGAACCCCGGTTCAGTGCCACCCGGACTGAACTCGTTTTCGGATTTTGAAATCCGCGTAACTAAACCAAGTAAGTGAGGTAATACCTATGAGTAATGTTTCTATTTTTTCCGCTTCGAAAGTCCCCGCTTTCGCCCGCAACAACGCCCTGTCTGATACCGCCCGTGCCCTCACTGGCGGCGGTGCAATTGGCGCTACTGGCAAGCGCATCTCCATCAGGGGTGGTGTGTTTCGTTTGATCGACGGCGGCAAAGAACTTGCTGCAATTGACGAGCGCCATTTGGATGTGGTCATCATCAAGGCAGCGCCCGAGGTGAGCCGCCAGTTCTACGCCGCAGCGTACAACGCCGATACTGTGTCGGCCCCTGACTGCACCAGCAACGATGGCAAGACCCCTGACGCTTCGTCCAAGAACAAGCAAGCGGCAAGCTGCATGACCTGCCCACAAAACCAAGCTGGCTCGGGTCAAGGCAATAGCCGCGCTTGCCGCTACTTGCAGCGCATGGCTGTGGTACTGGCTAACGACATCGAGGGCTCGGTGATGCAGTTGACGCTGCCCGCTACGTCGATCTTTGGTAAGGAGCAAGGTGACAAGCGTGCCCTGCAAGCCTACGCCCGCTACTTGGCAGCGCAGAACCCGCCGGTTAACCCCGAGCAGATCGTGACCCGCATGAAGTTTGACACGACTTCAGAAGCGCCCAAGCTGCTGTTTGCTGCAACCCGCTGGCTGACCGACGAGGAGTACGACACTGTGCAGACGCAGGCCGAGACAGAGGATGCCAAGAAGGCCATTGCGGCCTCTAGCGCTAGCGCTCCAGCGGCGGCTCCCTTGCAGTTGACAGGCAAAGCGCCTGCGGCTGCGGAGGAAGACGCCCCAGCCCCCAAGCCAAAGGCCAAAGCCAAGCCAGCCCCTGTGGTGGTCGAGGAAGACGAGGAGGACACAGCGCCTGAGCCCGAGGTACGCAAGGCTACCGCCAAGCCCACCGCCGTGCCTGCTTCCAAAGGCAAGCTGGCCGACATCGTGTCCGCTTGGGACGACGAGGAGTAATTAATTCGGGGGGAAAGCGGATGCTGGCGTCGTGGCCATAGCTGCCACCTGATTTGAAGGGTCAGACACAGTGCAGCGAGTACCCCCACCTTTTACGAAGACGTTATGGCTTACTCACAAAAAATTATGGACATGGTGGCAGCTTCACCTAAAACGCCGGGCAATCAGCTTGGGCGTTGGGCTATCCACCTTGACTTCCCCGTGACCAAAATTGCCTATGCGCTGGGTGTCACCCGTCAGACTGTGTACAACTGGTTTGAAGGCAAGGACATCTTTGTTGCGTACCAAAACCGTGTCGAATTTCTTTTAAAAATACTGTCCACATCTGCCACGGCGGATGAGGCTTGGAGAACAATATGCAAAGCCTACAACCTCAAACCCTGACGAATTCCGAATTGGAACGTCTATCGTATATCACAGGCCACGACAAGTTACCGCCAAACTGGGCCGCAGAAGTGCTACGCCGCACGCAAGATGACTGGAGTGAATTAAAACCCAAAGACCCCGCTCAGCTAGAACTCGACCTGTCTTAACCATTTCCCAAGGATACCTATGGAACCGCTTGAGTTTCTAGCGGAGGTACTGCCACCCCCCGGAAATGGTAGGTACTGTGTTGTTGAACTATCAAAGAACAAGGAGCATTTTTATGTAGACACGTTGGAGCAGGCGCTGCCAAAGATAGACGCATGGAAGCAGCGCGGGCTGGACGTTTACTTTGCGCTTGGCACGTTTGGCAATTTGAACCGCCGCATTGCGACCAATGTGCAGATGGTGCGCTGCATAGCAGTAGACGTGGACTGCAACCACCCCAAGGACTTGCCTGATGAGAAAGGTGTGATTAAGCCCAAGGCCTACCCGTCAGCGCAGGCTGCGGCGCAGGCCATCATGCAGTTTGCCGAGGAGGTTGGCTTGTCCGGGCTGGGTAGCCCGTGGCTGGTGGCATCGGGCGGTGGTGTGCACGCATACTGGCCGTTCAAGGAAGCCGTGGACATCAGCGAGTGGAAGCCCGTGGCCGAGGGGTTCAAGCGCCTGTGCTTTCAAAAGAAGCTGGACATCGACCAAACGATTACGGCAGACGCATCAAGGGTGCTGCGTGTCTTTGACACCGTGAACAACGGCATCAAGAACGACAAGCGCGTACGCGAAGTCACCAAGGTCAAGTTTAAAAATGCTGGCGACCACTTTGACTTCGAAGAAATCCGAGCGCTGGTAGAGCGCAACCTGATCGGCACAGCCTACGCGGTCAAGACGGTGAAGCCGAGCAACTCGCTGGTACTACCCGGACAGCGCCCTACCAAGGAGGCCAAGTCCAAGGTGCAGCTTTACGCCAACAGCGTGACCAAGTTTGGCAATATTTTTAAAGCTACTAAGGCGGGGCGGGGCTGCGACCAGCTTCGGTACTACGCCGAGCACGCTGACGAGGACGGCATGGAGCCCTTGTGGCGGGCGCACCTGAGCATTGCCAAGAAGTGCGAGGACGGGGAGAAGGCTGCGGTATGGCTCAGTGGGCTGCACCCGTATGACGAAGACCGGATGCACAGGAAGCTAGCCGAGATCAAAGGCCCGTACCCCTGTACCAAATTTGATTCAGAGAACCCCGGCGTGTGCATCTCCTGCAAGCACTGGGGCAAGATCACCAACCCACTAGCCCTTGGTCGGGATGTGGCGCTGTCCAACGAGGCCAAGCAGGTAGAGGTGACTGGGCCAGCGGTGTCCGATGAGGTACGCCAAGTGCTGCGTCCTGAGCCGCCAAGGGGTTACTCCTACGGCGCAAACGGTGGTGTCTTTGTTGTCAAGGATGACGAGGATGCCAACGGCAATAAGGTGCAGCGCAAGGTCATGCTGCTGGCGTACGACTTGTTTCCTGTGGACATTTTGGTCACAAACAAAGAGCACACCATCCACATGGTAGCCCTGCGCCCCGATGGTGGGCAGACGATTACGCTGCCCCAAAAGTCCGTTGTCAGTAAAGAGGAAACGCTAAAAAGCCTTGCCAACCAAAACGTGCTGGCTACCTTTGGTGCTCTGAATGACGTCAATTTATTCCACTACATACGAGCGAGTGTTGAAAAAATGAGCAGTGAAAAATCCCCTGTACGTGTCCCTGAAAGCTACGGCTGGCAGTACGACGATACCTTTGTTTTTGCCGGACGTATCTACTCCACTGGCAAACCCATTGACGTGCCTATGGCTGGGCTGGAGAACATCATCAATAACACCAAACCCACTGGTACGCTGGAGGGGTGGAGGGTGTGTATCAACATGTTGATACGCCGCGAGTTGTACGACATCTTGGCAGTTTTCCTTGCGGGTGCTGGCTCCCCGCTGATGCGCTTTACTGGCCTGTACGGGATGACGTACCACTGCGCAGCGCGCAACTCGGGTACTGGCAAGTCGCTGGCGCTTGAGGCAGCGGCATCTATTTGGGGGCATCCAGCCCACTACCGCACAGGTAAGAGCACCTCGATGGTCGCCATGCAGCAACGCCTTGGCCTGTTGCACAGCTTGCCCTTGGTGACCGACGAGATCACGTCCAAGAACCGCGAAGCACCTGAGTGGTTTTCCGAGTTCCTGCTGGACATGACCGAGGGGCGCGGCAAGGAGCGCATGGAGTCCGGCGCTAACAAAGAGCGCATCAATAACTCGACATGGGCGGCGCACGCCATCATGTCATCTAACACCTACGTGGTGGACAGTTTGACCGGTGCACGCAAGGTGGGCGCTGAGGGTGAGCTTCGCCGCTTGATCGAGTTTCGTATGAACGACATCTTGACATGGAGCCCGGAGGAGATCGAGATTATCAAGTCCCTGTCTTATAACTACGCCGTAGCTGGTGAGGTGCTGGCGGACTACTTTGCCAAGAACGTGCCCCTGTTAAAACAACTTGTGCCCGAGATGGTGCGCAAGATGCACGTCGAGTATGGCGCTACCAACGACGAGCGTTTTTGGATAGGCAGCGTTGGCTGCAACATAGCCGCTGGCATCCTTATGGGCGACATGCACACGGGGCTGGTCAATTTGCCTTTGGACAAGATCATTGATGCCTACCGCAAGCGCATCGAGTACCAGCGCCTAGCTATACGGGGCAACAAACGCAGCACCGAGGACGTGCTCAACGAGTTTATTCGTGAAAGCTGGGGCCAATTTGTGGTGGTCAACTACGGTGTTTCAGGTGGCATCTTGGCGCAGATGGGTGACGGGGGCAGCATCGACAAGAGCACCACCCGCAAGGAGGTCAAGGGCCGGGTGGAAAACGGCGCTATGGAGGGGTACACGGACTTTTACATTGAGGAGCGCGTGCTGCGCTCGTTCTGCGCCACCATGAATTACGGCTACGCCGAGTTCAAAGAGCAACTGGAGAAGCTGTTTGCCGTGAAGTACATGCCCCGCAAAGACCTGATGTCTAGGACAGGTGGCCCACCGCTGCGCACGGCGGTTATGAGGATAACGAGGCCGATAAATGAAGAACTTGAAAATCATTTATCCGTGGAAAAAGACTGAGCAGGGGCAGGGGTTTTTCGTCCCCTGTCTCGACCCCGAACCCGTCCGAACTGAAGGACTAAAACGGGCGCTTGATCTGCGCCTGTTCGATGCCCGAGCCAAGCCCGCCATCCACAAAGGGCTTACTGGGGTGTGGTTCTACCGCCCGCCGCCTCGGCCCTCTTGATGGCTTGCATGTAGCGTTCAGACTGAAGCTGGCGCTGCTTGTCAAGTTGGTCGATGCGCTCTGCTTTTTTTTCTGCGGAAATGTTGGAGCCCCGGATAATTTCTTCTTGCTTGCGCAGCGTGCCCATGAACTTTTCATACTGAAGCGCCATTGGGGCAACCATAATTTCAATGCGGTGGTCAGCAAGGAGTTCTTTGGCTTCGGCCAATTTGCCAGTCTTGCGGTAGCTATCAAATGTTGCTTTAGCTTGCAGCGCATCGGTAGCCAGCTTGTACACCACGTCAGCATCCTCACCGCCGTATTTGCGTTGGAAAGAACCACCAATCAACGGTATCTCCGATAGCTTGCGGGTGGGTGCTTCAACCGGTTCTCCAGATTTAAACAGGCTATCGGTAGCCGCCGCTGCCATCAAAGGCAGTGAGCCGAAGTAGCCCGTCACAATATGCTCAATTTGAATTGGCGACAGGACAGGCGCAATTTTGCTGATCTGTTTGGCAATCTCGGTCGTGCTGTCGTAGTAGCGGGCTTCTGGCCTTAGCTTGCTTAATCGTGCAGACTCCAGCGGCAGGCCACTATAGAAATTTTTGTTTGTCCAAACTTCCGCAAGCGGCTTAACAACTTGGGGTACAACAAAGGCATTACTAGCGCCGGGGATAGAAGACACAAACATGTCTTTCAGCGCCCGCAACTGTTGTGGCCCATCTGTCTCGGCTTTCATAGCATCGGCAGCGGCTACGGCAGCCGAGAAAAACCAACCAAACTCATACGGGATTGGCAATTTGAGCGGTTCTTCTACGCTGGGAATATGCACAAAGAAATTGCTGTATCTATCTTTGGGCTTGGCGTTTTTGAAGTAATCGTCGTCGTCCATCATCATGGCGTAGGCAATACCCATGCCCATCAACATCACGGCGTTGTTTTGGAATTTCTGCTTGATTTGCAGTTGTTCGTTAAAAGGCATGCCTCCCGTGGCTGCTTTGTACAGCACATTCAAACCCTGAATTTGGGAGTTGAAGAAAGGTATCATGCGGCTGGCGTACTGCACAGTAGGCGATAACCCACGCTTGTGGAAGTTCATGGACTCCATGACGGCGAAATCTGCCTCGACTTCTGACAAGCCATTTTTAATGGCGTTGTCGTACACCAGCGCTCGGGTTGCCGCATCCGCTTTCATGGCTTGGCGGTCGGCCATTGCAAACAACTTATCTATAGCGCCCATGTCTTTACCGCTGGCAAGTTGCAGTGCAAACTTAGAAATGTCGTCTGGGTCACCAGTAAAGATGCCGCTTTGCATCAAACCTTTTTCGATCAACTTGGCAGACGTTTCGCTCTGACCCGTGTTCATCTTCAGGTATTCGTTGCCCGCTTTGTAGATAGCTTTAAGTGGGCCGTAGTCCAAACCGGCGGTAGCCGCAGCCGCAAACGGGTCGCGGAACAACTGGCGCAACAAATAGATTGGAGTTCGCGTTACACCAGCGCGAAGGAAGTCCCCAGCAATAGCGCCTAGTTTGAGGAAACCTGGCAGCGTGAGGTGCGCACCCTCAAGACTCTTGACGATGATCTCGGCAGGAATCCCACCCAGCACCGTGTCGTTGGTCTGCACGCGCAACCAACGTTTGCCGTTGTCTTTGGGGTCGTTGCTATCGGGCTCTTGATTCCAACGAATAACGCCGGAGTCAGCAGGGCCGTCACCCTTATGAATAGGCATTAAGTCTGTGGCTTTGCCTGTGCGAGAACTTGACTCACCTTGACCTTTACCTACTTCGTACAAAGCGTAGCCCACGTTGCGAGTTGCCATGTTGGTCATGGCTTTGTCCACCAGCAGCATAGTGTTGCGTGGCAGTGACTCATCCAACGGAAGAATTTTTGTCTCGCCGCCTTTGAGTTGGGCTAAGTACGGTTGATGGCGGATATCACCGATGGTGATGGTCTTTTCTGCACCCAAAACAAGCTGCGCTACGCCATTGGCGCTGACGCGGTAGTAAGGCACGTAGTCGCCTTCCTTGAGGAAAGCATCGGCCTCTTTCTTAGTAATAGCGCCCGTCGAAGCCAAGAACCGAATCATGCCTTCGTTGAACTTGTTGTATAAGCCACGGGTGCGTTCTAACGCGTTCTTAAGTTCCGGGTCAGCATCAACTTGCCGCATGGCGGCAGCTAGCTTGGCTTCCGTAACGCCTAGTTCGCCTAAGTCTAGCTTGGTCAGCCCTTTGTTGGCAGCACGCTGCGCAATCATGTACGTGGTAGCTAGCCCCATCTTGGCTTGTCCGTTGCCGTACTTGTCCGGGATGTCCGAGATAGCAGCAAAAATTTCTTTGGCGCTATTCTCATTGGTAGTGCGTACGCCCTTGTAGCCTTTGTCGTCTGTGTAAACTTCTAGCGGGCCGTTGCTCAAAGCAGTCAGCACCAACGGCATTTTTTGGTCAGCCTTGGTTACGCTAAACATAGCTTGCTGAAACAGACGGGAATCACCCATTTGTTTAGCTCCTGCCTTCATAGCTGCGCGCAAACCAGCACGCATGTCCGTTGTCAGCATCTCAAACTGAAGCGCTTTCTCTCCACCCAGTTTTTCAAAGAAACCTTTTTTGGTTGCCACAACATCTTTGGCCAGCTTGGACAAATCGTCGTCAGACTTGTAATCAGCCTTGGTGCGGTAGTTGGCTCCGTTTACTGTAGCTTCGCCGCCTTTACCGCCCACACCTTCTTGGACATAGCGCCGTGCGTTAGCCACAATCTGGTTTACTTCGTCGTCTGAGACTTTGAATATGCCTAGCTTGGCAAGCATCTGCTTGATTGCGTATATGACTTGACGTAGTGCAGCAACAAAACCTTTGCTAGCCTGCGGCCCCTGCTCGGCAATTTCAGCCAGCACTTCTTCAACCGCTACCTCACGGGACAGATTCTTGTTGCCATCCATCTTGCTGTTGGCTGCACGTTTAACATCTGCGTTACCGTTGTAGATGTAGTTCATGATCTTGGGGTACGTACTACCAAGCATTTCCCGCAAGCCAAAGTGACCAGCAATCTCGTGCGCTATGGTCAGGGCCACATCGTTCTCGTCAAATAAGTTTTGTGCAACCAAGTAGACCTTCTTGGTTTCGGTGTCATACAAACCGGGAATCTTCCCGGTCATATTGTCGCGCTTAGCTTGGTCTTGAATGTGCTGGGGTAGATCAGCTTCAGTGGCAACCACTTCAATTTCAGGAACAACCGCCCAACCTTTGGTAACTTCGTTAGCAATACGTTCAATTGTTTTTTCTTTAAGCCCAGCGCCTTCACGGGTTTTGGTGCGGAACACGGCTGGGCCAGACGCTTCTGCCTGACGCTGTTCTTCGGCTTCTTTAAGTGCAATTGCTTCTTTGCCGGATTGCGCGCCTTCTACGCTTTTGCGTGAAGATGCCAACGCTGCTTTTGTTTCTGCTGCTTCTCGGGCAAAAACTGCCGACGCATTCTCGGCTTGTTTTATAGTGCTTCTAAGCAATTCTTCTTTGGCTTGCAGTTGTTTAAAGGTATCTGTATACCGGCCACTCTTCTTGTCTTTATTGTTATCGCGTAGATACTGCATGCGGTCTTGCAGTTCTTTAAGTTCTGCGCGGCCTTTGGCAACTTTTTCTAATGCGGTTGCGGCAAGTTCTTCACGAGGGGTTGCGGTCTGGCGCGTCCCTGATTCTGATTTTTGGTTTGTGCGTACGTCTGTGACCACCGGCCCTTTCTTTGCGGCCCGCAGTGTGGGGGACAGTTCGCCCGTCTTAACCCGTTTCTTTCGTGCAATACGGTCGTAGGCAGCAGCTTGCGCCTTATCAAACTCTTTTTCAAGATCAAGCTGGCTTTGGTTTCCGTAATATATATCAGACGTAATACGCGGGGCGTTTTTGTAAACAGTATCCAACGCAGTACTAGCGTCAGCACGTTTCTTTTCAAGTTCAACAATCTTGGCTTTATCGCCTTCCTTGGGTTTACGCTTGGGGTCTTGTATTTCAGATAGTTGCGCGTCAAAAGAACCCAATGCTTTGCGTATTGCAAGTACTTGCGTTTTAAGATTGGTGGTGTCCACCAAGTTGCGAACCCCCGGCAAGTCCAAACCTTCACGCCCACGTTGTAACGCTTCACGCCACACTTTCATGGGGGTGGCTTCGGTAGCTGGTTTTTCTTCCGCAGGTTTAACTTGCGCACGGGCTTCTTGGGCTTTGGTTTCTTCAAAAGCCTTTGTGAGCTTGTCAATGTTTTCCGTGGCCTTGTCCGCTTGCGCTAGCAAAGACTCGCGTATTGTTTTGTCTCCTACGTGCTGCTCAACCAAACTGTTGAGGTCAGTGCGGGCTTTATCTATGGTTCTCTTGGCAAGCCGTACAGCCGCAGTCAGGCGGTTAATCTCTTTGGATAAAGGTGCTTCACTAGCTAATGCCTGTTTAAGCTCAAATAGTTCTTTAATTTTATTTGCAGAAAACGTCGCGTTTAAATTTTCTTCTACTAATCCCATGTGGTCACTAATGCTTTTAACTAAATCAGCATCAGGTTTTGTTGCAAAATATTTTGCTTCTTTGTATTGTTCTTTAAGGCGTTTTAAAAAAGTAGTTCTTTCTTCTGGGTTTTTATTAATAAGTGTTAACAGACGATCTACTTGCTGTACCAGTGTTTCTTTCTGGCTTTTGCTAAGCCCCGTAATTTTTTCCCGAATGTCTTTGAGCAACTTCAAGCGTGGGGGAATGCTTTGCAAAGCCGTTTCAAGTTCCATGACTTTACGTGTTGCCGGGGCGTACCACGTAGGCTCGCCACGTTCCTTGGCTGCGCCTTCTAACAAAGGCGCAGCTTTTTGCTTGGCCTTGTTGAGCGCTTCCTCGGCTTTCTGGGCCGCAGTTTTTGCAGGCTGGATGTTGCTAAGTACGTTTTGCAAAGCGGCTTGGTTGTCTGCCTTTTGCTGCGCAATTGCTTCGCGCATGCCTTGGACGTTTTTGGAGTCCAACAGCTTTTGAAAGTTTTCAGGCGTAGCGCGTTGTGTTATGGC